ATATGTATAATTGTTTGCTGGTGTGGCGTTAATTGGATTTGGTGTTGTTGTAATTTCAACATACTTATGTGGTTGTACAACATAAGAATCAAATGCATAATTTGAATTTGATATCACACTATAAATTGGCTGACCAGAAACAAAATTACCAGAAATGTTTGATAAATGTAATTGATTATTATTAAATTCCACAACTTTACCTGAAGCTGTTGATAGACCATGTGAATATCCTTGATACACCTTCTCACCAATTTGATATTGACCAATACCTGGTGTTACCATATTGAATATCACCACATCATTGGGTGATATTTCATTGTATATATTTGTGATAGAGTTTTTAATAATCTTAATGTCTTCAGAAACCCCACCAAATATAAAACCTTTAACTGTAAAGTCTAGTGTCCATATAATAACTCTAGTATCTCTTTCCCTATCACCTTCAAAGTCTACAGGCATATCAACACTATTCAATACAATAGGAATTTCTTTGGTGATTCCCATTTCAGGAATAAGATTCAACTTGATTGTGTAGTCTGGTGTAAAATATGGTATGATGTGTTCAATCAACTGCGTACCATCTTCAATGTTTCTTACATAGATGAACAAAGAAAAATCAAAGTCGTATGGTACTGGATTGTATTGGCCCGATATGCCACCGCCAGATTGTTGTGCAAAAGATTTAACATTGGTATTTAACTTACGAGTAGAATCGTATTTCATTCCTGTCATTTGAAAAGACATACGGGGTAATGTCAACTGAACTTTTTTGTCTAAGTTGTAATCACCCTCAAGACGCATTACATAATCTTCTTTGGCTGCATAGGCAATAGGCACCAAGAATCGTTCTGCTTCTGAGTTATCTGAATTGTATCGAACCAAAGTAATCTTGTCGAATAGGTTACCAAAACCCACGACAAGTTTTCTCATTACTCGGTTATAGAATATATTGGCCATTATATTTTTCCAAATGGATTAGATTCAGACATATCAACAATATGACCTGCTTGAATATCTATGTATTGATTATCATAGTTTTCTTTTCTTGCTGGTTTTTCTAATGGATCATATGCGTTCAAAAGATACTGAGCACCAGAAGTTGCACCAATAATATTTTGGCCATCAAAAAATTCACCAGCAATATTAGTAACTGTTAATATACCAGTATGTGGTGTCCATGATTGTACCAAAGCAACAGCTGTAGCATCTGCTTGTAGATGATTTGGTGCTTGATACACAACTTCTTTAATGATATATTTGATATCGTTTCCTTCAACAACATTCATATTCAAATTGAGTGTGTATGCTGAATCGGTAACCACAGAATCGATTTCCACCTGACCTGTTTGAATTGCTTCTTGTGAGTAACGGAATTTCTCTAAATCCAATTCATAGAAATATGGTACTTGTCTGCCCAACATAAAGAAGTCTTTAGTTTGATTCGTAAATTTAATTTCATACAACTCACCAGTACCATTCAAAAATGGAATATAAAGTAAATCACCTTCCCGTGGTCTTGTGAATCTATCTTGTGGTACTCTCTGTGAGAAAGACCTCTTAGACATGATAACAGACATTTGATTTTTAATCTCTAATCCAAACTTAGAAAAGAATTCTTTCTCACCACCATACTCAGTCACATTTGTTGGATAGATTTCAATTGGAAATGCAGACTCAAACTTTTTAACTGGATCCTCACCGTAAAGCAAATCACGAGCTGTGTCATTATCATTAGGCAGATAGTATACATCTGTACCCATGATTTTAATTGATTCAACAATAATATCCTCGATGAGTCTTTGCTCACCTTTATTACTGTAGTTGCCAAAGTAGTGTGATGTTGCCATATCAATTAAGGAAAAATTCAAGCGGCGAACCGTACTGTGTTTCCATTTCAGCATGTAACTTATCAATTTCTTCCACGGCCTCATCATATATTTTATCACCATTTAATGTTACACCACCGGGTAATTGTAAGTTATTAAATTTTTTCAAATTTGAACCCCAAGAGCGTTTGATGAGTGCTGTAGCATAAAGTTTCAACCACCTATCGTTCCACACCTTTTTGTATACATCAGGATTAATATTGGCATAACATTCGGCAACCACAATAGTTCCTACTGGTGCTTCTGAGTAACCCCAAGCCCAATCAATGTAAAGTCTTTGCATATGTCTCTGGAAACGAATTGGAACTTCACCGGTGAACATCAATTCTAAAGAGCGTAGATGTTGTTGAGTCAAAGTGTAGTTGATATAGGATGCGGAGGTGAAGTCATACAACTCATTCAAACGGAGCTGGTATCTAAGGTCAAACATATTGACACCAGCCTGAGAATCAGTAACTGGAAATATTCTTGGAACACCAATAATTTCCATTGGATTACCATCTTGGTCTTTGGTATCAGATAAGTCTAGGTATTTTCTGTCCACATCACCCATGGTATATGATACGACTGTGGCACCAGTTAGTGTGATATCACCATTGGTATCATAATAAGAAATGCCTTCACCTACTTGAAAGGCTTCGTTACCCATTACGGAAATCTGTGTATTGTTGGCACCTTGAAAACCACCAACTTTAAGAAGTGCTTTGGAACCGGATGTGGCACCAATGAATGTGGCATTGGCTGCCATACCAGAATTGTAAATGTTTGAAATGTCTGTATTAGAAACGAGAAGTGAACCAGTCACCGCTCTGATATAGTATACTTTTTGTAGACCATCAAAGTGATAGTCGGAAAAATATTGCAATGCGTCATCTATTCTATCTTGAATTTGTTCTTCGTCACAATTTATCTCGATTACCGGGAATCCTAATCTACGAAGACAATACTGCTTGAAGTCTTCTCTATTATCTATTGTTGCCATTATAGTCTACCTAACATAAAGTTTTCTGGTTGTTGGCCTTGAATAAAATATTTTTCTATTCTGTTAACAGGATCATGGTACCATTTTTTACCCAATGAATTTTTTGGACAATTTTTAGACATATTCTCACATCTTTCTTTAGTGTATTTCATACCAGTCAAAGCTTGTTTAATTTTTAATTTATGTTCTGAAGTTTTTTCTTTACCATAATGTGGTGACAACTCACCAACTCTACCATACATTGGATTTTTTTCACCAGTTTGGTCTGCATGGTTTTCTTTAACTTTTCTGGTTATATGTTTTCTATACGATTCATCTAACCATTGTTTCTTTTTGTAATTACTATAATCTTTTCTTACGCCATCATACAGCCTTGAATTAATATATCTTTGTTGAGTTCTTTTACTTTTTCTTTTCATACCAATTAAAGCCGTCAACATCTTATATTTGTATTGGCCAGTAACAAACTTAGGCAACAATAAATGGCAGATAAAATGTTCCCGAGCCGTCAATATGACAGTATCGTTGTTCTTTAATATACTTTGGGGAATAATGTGGTGAGATTCCACATAGATTGAAGATGTTTTCTTGGTCCAACCACGAGCCAAAGCCTTGTCTATGATATTAAAATACCATCTACAATACTTGTTGTCGGTACAGAAAGCTTTAAAATCATTTCTGTTAGTTATGGTTGCCATCCAATGTCTCCTATTATCACCTATTTATTCAATAGGAGATATTGGTACCTACGCTGTGTTAGTTGAAGGATCTATGACAACGGATCTATCAGTCTCATATGCATCAATGGGAACCATACGATAAAATCTATGTACCATTCTCAAACTTGTTTGTAATTCACAATGCTCAATTATTTTCCATCTTGTTAAGTCCCATGACTCGTGTGGTTCTTCATGTTCAATTAATTTGAAAATACCATGTTCACGCAAATAGTTATCGTCTTCACTATCAGGAGTGACGAGCTGCCAATTCAAATCTGGTAAATGTTTTACATACTTCATGCTGTGTTACTTGTTATTAAATCTAATAAAGAAAATTTTGGTTTTGGTAAAGCACTTTCTGGTGTTAAATATGAAGGAATCTTTGCAGCCATCGCTTTTTCACCATCAGCACATTCTAACCAAGATGAAGATGTTTCGTCCCAACGATAAACACCTTTTGGTCTGGGTTTAGGTGGTAACCAGAAATATGTATCCGTTTCTAATGTCCAAGATATAATATCTTCTGGTGGATTATTCTTTAAATCGTTAATTTTTTCATTGATTTCATCTATTGTTAAATCACGAACAATAAAATTGTCTTCAAATTCATTACTATCAGAGATTTTAGAATATGTCAATTCAACTTTTTGATTTTCTGATATTTGTGTTTCACCTAAAACGGAATATTTTTCTTTTCTGGTAAACCAAGCGAAACCTTCTGGAGCATTATCACCAGAAATGTCTGTATCCGGAAAAGCAAATAAAAAATTATCAATTGTTATTGGATGATTTACTGTATTTCCGGTTTCATCTATTTGTATAATACATTTCATTTATTTTCCTAAACTTTTTTATGGCGATCCAGCGCAAGTTGATGGGAATGACCTGGTTTGTCCGGGCCATATGATACGAACTGCTCCGGTGCCGCCAGTAATTGCTTGACCAGTGTTGCCTCCATACATATTACATTGATTAGAAGATCCGCTTCCTCCGCCATAGGCGCCACCAGCAGTCGGTTTATAATACCCTCCATACTGTTGTGTGTGAGTCGGACAACTTAAGTATCCACACCTAATGGTTCCTGTACCTCCGCCACTGCCACCTGTTCCTGATTGCGCTTGATTTGCATAAGCACATTGGCAATTATAATGTCCTTTATAGCGTCCGCCGCCGCCGCTACCATTTGATCCTAATCCTAAAATTCCTACTCCGCCGCCGCCAGCACTCGGTGGTTGTGGACCAATGAATCTGTCATAATTTCCTGCTCCGCCGCCACCGCCGCCTCCTCCGCTACCGTTTGCACCTGATTCTCCTCTAAATGCTGAATACTGACAGGTATAATTTTCTGACGGTTGAACTAATGTTCCAAGACTGTGGCTGGTTCCTCCTCCTGCACCACCGGTGCCTGTATAGCCGCCTGCACCACCACCTCCGCCTTGATGTCCTAGAGTATAATTGCCTGCATTACAGAAGAAATAAGCCGTACTACCACCAGAACCACCATTACCTCCACCTGTACCGACATATCCTCCTCCAGAAGCTGTTGAGCTTGCGGCGTGCCATGCTAAAGTTCTAACGTCCCTATAAGCTCCTGTAGCGTTACCAGACGCCGATCCACCGCCACCTTTTACGGTACTTGTGTTTATAAAATAACTGTCACCACCAACACCTAGAGTGTTGCACCACTGATTGAAGGTTTTTAATGATCCCCCTTGGCCAACGACAACAGATAAAGAATTTGTTGGTGTTACTGATATATTATTTTTATACCCTAATCCACCAGCGCCGCCACCTCCGTGTTGATAGGTGTAGTATGATGTACAACAAGTACACGTACAAGATCCGTAGAAAACGCTTTGCCAAGGTCTGCCTAATGCCCCGCCACCAACTGCAACTACTGAGACAGATGTAACGTTAGTTGGAACAACAAATGTGTACGTAGCTGGTGATGTATATGATATCGAACTTGATGCCACCAATGTGCTTGTAGTTGCAGTTGAACTATTAGCTCCGTAACCTAAACTATTATGAGCTCTGACCTTGAATGTATAAGATGTTGATACAGATAGTCCACTTACTGATATTGGACTAGATGAGCCTGTAGCAGAATTGGTACCAGTTGATGTACAAAATACTTGATAGTAATCTATTGATAAATGGCCTGTACAACTTGGTGCGGAGAATGATACTGATATTGATGCAGAACCTGTAGCTGTTGCTGTACCAATCGTAGGCGCTCCAGGTACACTTGTATTACTTTTGCCATATCCATTAGACATAGCAATAGCACCAGAAGCCGTAGCAAATAATGTGCGAACCGCAGAATCATTCATAGATATCTGTGCGGTTGCTGAGTATCCCAATTCAACGTCAACCTGACTAAATGATATTGGATTGCCTGCTACAGGTAATGTCATTTATTCTCCTTCAATCTTTCTACTTCTTCACTAAGTTCTTTAACGGCTTCAATGAGTAAAGCAACAATTCTTTCATACTTAACGGCTTTGTAACCATCTGGTCTATCAGCTACAATTTCTGGAAGAATTTTTTCCAACTCTTGAGCAATAATTCCAATATCATGTTTTCTCAAGAAGTAACCATCTTCACCGCCATGTTCTGCCAAATATTTATCTGTCCAATCAAATGATACGCCATTCAAAGATTTAACTTTAGAAAGTGCATTAGGTATATTTACCACATTTTCTTTAAGTCTTGAGTCGGAAGAATAATAAGCAGTAATATTGTTAGCTGCTCTAATTTCTCCAGATACTCCTGAAGCTGCCGTACCAACACCAAGAGAACCAATTTGATAACTGGCCGTTGTAATAAGACCAACAACTGTATTTGTAACAGAAGTAACACGACCATAAGCATCAGTTGTAATGACTGGATAATATGTAGTATTACCATAAGTACCAGCGGTACCTGTATTTGCTAATGAAACTATACCTGTACCGTTGTATTGTAAAATAGCACCAGTTGTATACGTTGAATTGTTTGTACCGCCATCTGAAATACCAATAGTATTTGCTAGAGCATTGACCATACCACCAGTAATATTGGCTCTCAATGTACCGTAGTTGGCCAATGAAACGGCACCAAATGTATTGGCTGTTGGTGCTGATAATCCTTTGAACAATACAAAGTTACTACCACCAGTTCTTACCAGTCCAGCATAACTTGATGTGCTATATTGACCATAAAAACCAATATCAACTACGTCACCAGTATTATTAGCACCTAAAGCAATTAAAGAATCAACTGTTTGAAATACTGCTGCATTAGAATAGGTGTAAGCACCAGAAACTACTAAATTACCTGTAAGGTTTAGATTAGTAAATTGTGGTGATGCCGTTGTTTGTATATCTTGTGGTGAATTAAAATATAAAGTACTTGCACCAGTTGATGAAACAACGAAACCATTATTACTTGCAAATGTTAATGTACCACCACCCGCAACTGAACCAGAACCAGTGGTTCCTGTTAGATTAATTGTTGTATTTAATGCAGTATTAGATGCTGATACGATTCTACCCTGTCCATCAATATTTAATGTTGGAATCTGTGTAGAACCACCATAGTTACCGGATGTTACACCGGTATTGGCCAGTACTGATCCATCAATCTTTGTTAATGCCATCTTACTTTACCTTTTTTTTCTTTGTTAGAGCATCAATTTGTATTTGTTGTTCTTTGATTGCTTGAACTAACAATCCAATAATACCTGAATAGTTAAGAGATTTGAAACCATTTGTATTTTCAACTAATTCTGGCATATATTTTTCAACTTGTTGTGCAATTAAACCAGCAGATGGCAAACCATTTTCTTTCCAGTTGAACTGTACACCATCTAAATTATTAACAATAGATAAAGCATTTTCAATTGGTGTAACATTTATTTTGAGTGTTTCATCAGAAGTAGATATATGTGATGTTGCACTTAAAGCACCAGTAGATGGATTATAAGTTAATTTAGTATTTGATGTATTTGCTGATGATATTGAACCAGTATTTGCTGATGTAAATAATGGAAAATAAGTAGCGTTTGTTGTTGTATCATTGGTAATTGTAGTACCAGAAGTGATAGCCGTATTTGATGCACTTGTTATACGACCTTGTTGGTCAACAGTAATTACTGGAATTTGTGTTGCGCCACCATAATTACCAGCAGTCACAGCAGTATTAGCTAACTGTGAAGCAGTCATAACACCTGTAATCTGATTATTAGCAATACTTGGTGTAGCATTGGCTGCTGATGTAATTCGGCCAAATTGGTCAACTGTAATAACAGGAATTTGTGTAGAACCACCATAATTACCTGATGTAACGGCAGTAGCAATCAAATTCAATGTTGGTGTTGTACCACCACTAGAGAAGATTTGACCAGATGTACCAGAAACGGCAGTAACAGGAGTAGTACCACTAGAAGCAGAACTAACTCTACCATAAGCATCAACTGTTACGGAAGCATTTGTATAATTTCCAGGTGTAACAGCTGTGTTAGCTAAAGACTTAAATGAGTATGATGTTCCATCATAGTAAAGTATTTGACCAGATGTATATGAGGTAGAACCAGTACCACCAGCGGTTGGTGGTAATGTACCAGCAACAAGAGTATTTGCCGATGATGAGTATACTGCATTATTGGAAGCACCAAATGTACTCAATCCAATCAAAACACCAGTAGATCCAACTAAAGAAATAACTTCAATTTTAGATGTATTTGGTGGTGCAGTTGTGAATGTTAATGTAGTACCAGATAAAGAGTATGTTGATCTTTGTTGTTGTACACCGTCAATATTTACAAAGGTATAATTTTTATTTGATGGTACAGTTGATAATGTGAAATTGAGTGTACTACCATCACCTGTAAATGTGTCTAAGTTTGAAACTAAAGCTGAAACGGCAGTATTTGAACTTACAGAATTGAACAGCGTTGTAATTTCAACGTTAGCACCGTTGGCTGGTGTTCCTGATAAAGTGATGATGTTACCAGAAAGTGAATAAGTTGATTTTTGTTGAGTTGCACCATTGATATTAACAATCGTTGAATTAGCAGAATATGGTGTGGCAGAAAGTGTATATGTATTTCCTGTTCCGTTTGCTACAAAGTTATCAACGTTTGTAATGATAGCGGCTGTTGCTGTTACGGCAACATTTGATACAGAAGTAACACGACCATACGCATCAACTGTAATAGATGCTACGTTAGAAGAAGAACCGTATGTGCCAGCAGCAACAGCCGTTGTTGCTAATCCAAGAGCAACTATTCCAGTAGAAGCATTGGCAGTAATTTGTCCTGTATTAGCAACAATAGTAGTTCCGGGTGGAACATAAATTGTGTTATTGGATACGGAAGTAACACGACCGTAAGCATCAACAGTAATTGATGGAATGATACTTGTGTTACCATAGGAACCAGCAGTTACACCAGAATTGGCCAATGATGACATCTTAGTACCATCATAATAAATGATTTGACCAGATGTGAATGATGTGTTATTAGTTCCACCGTTAGAGATACCTAATGTACCACCCAAAGTAACAGCACCAGTTGTTGTACTTGAAGGTGTTAAACCTGTTGTACCACCACTAAATGATGTGACTGGAGTACCAGAACTTGCTGATGTGATTCTACCATAAGCATCAACTTGAACTGTTGCGTAGTTGTATGTAGCAGGTGTTACAGCAGTTGTTGCCAAGTCGAATGTAACGGCACCTGTTGTAGCACTCTGTGTAATTCTACCACTTGAATTTGATGTTAATGATGTTACACCAGTATTTGTAATGATAATCGTAGAACCAGAAACAGATGTAGAGATACCTGTACCGCCATTGGCCGTTAGTGTACCACCACCAGATACTGAACCTGAACCTGTATTAGCAACTAGATTAATTGATGTAGAGATTGAAGTATTAGAAGCACTTACAACACGACCATAAGCATCGATGTTCAATACTGGAATTTGTGTAGAACCACCATAGTTACCAGAAGAAACACCTGTGTTAGCAATCGAAACGATTCCTGTACCATTGTATTGTAACAAGGCACCAGTTGTATATGTTGAGTTATTGGTACCACCATCAGCAATACCGATTGTATTGGCCAATCCAGAAACCATACCGCCTGTTAGATTGGCTCTTAGTGTACCGTAGTTACCTAAATTGATTGTACCAAATGTATTGGATGTTGGTGACGATGTGATATCTTTGAACAATACAAAGTTGCCGCCACCACTTCTTACTAAACCACCAAATTTATTTGATGAGTATTGTCCGTAAAAACCAATATCAACCACATCACCAGTATTGTTTGCAGCCAATTCAATCAATGAATCGACTGTCTGGAATACGGCAGTATTTGTATATGTGTAAGCACCAGCAACGGCTAGATTACCAGTAACATTCAAATTATTAAATGTTGGTGAAGCCGATACTTGTAAATCTTGTGGTGTAGCAATTGTTATTGTTGAACCAGAAGCTGATGCTGTAACACCATAGTTACCAGAGAATGTTAATGTACCACCACCAGAAACTGAACCTGTACCAGAAGTACCAGATAAATTGATTGTAGTTGATACAGAAGTATTAGATGCTGATGTAATACGACCAAATTGGTCAATAGCAATTACTGGAATAGATGTAGAACCACCATAGTTGCCAGCAGTCACACCAGATGTTCTTAGACCAAAATCAATAGTCTTGGATGATGGATTGAGAACATTGATACCGTTAGCGGCAGCAGCCGTAATTGTTAATGTATCATTGTTGCTTGAAGGTGTAAGTGAAGTACCATTTGCTGATACTGTGACAAATGCCGTTTGAACTGCACCATTAGCCTTAGCATATCCTGCTTGTGCATATGTGTAGGTATTGTTACCAGAATCATAAGCAGATTGTGCTAATACATTGGCTGCATTAGCTTTGTTGTAAGAGGATACAGTTAAAGTGTTTGTAGAATTACCGGCATCATAAGCAGATTGTGCTAGAACATTTGCAGCATTGGCTTTATTGTATGCCGATACTGTAAGAGTATTAGTTAAATTAGCATAAGAATATGCTGAGAATGAATAGGTATTGACCGTATTGGCAAAGTCATAAGAAGACTGCGCTAAAACATTAGCTGCGTTTGCTTTATTAAATGCCGATACTGTAAGAGTATTTGTAGAATTTCCAGCATCATATGATGCCTGTGCCAATACATTAGCTGCATTAGCTTTATTGTATGCTGATACTGTTAAAGTATTTGTTGCATTGGCATATGAGTATGCTGAGAAGGCATATGTATTAACGGTATTAGCAAAGTCATAAGAACTTTGTGCCAATACATTAGCGGCATTTGCTTTATTGAAACCTGATGTAGCATATGTTAGAGTGCTGTTACCAGAATCATATGCAGATTGTGCTAGAACATTAGCAGCATTAGCTTTATTAAAACCAGCAACTGTTAATGTGTTGGTAGAATTTGCGTAAGAATATGCTGAAAATGAATAAGTATTGACCGTATTGGCAAAGTCATATGAAGATTGTGCTAGAACATTAGCTGCATTGGCTTTGTTAAATCCAGCGGTTGCAAATGTTAATGTACTATTTCCTGAATCGTAAGCACTTTGTGCCAAAACATTGGCTGCATTTGCTTTGTTAAATCCAGCTGTTGCATAGGTTAATGTATTGTTGCCAGCATTATATGCGGATGTTGTGAAGGCATACAATTCAATACCATTGGCCAAGACCGTATTAGCAATAAGAGCATCTGTTTGAAATGTTCCCATTGTAATACCTTTACTATCGGTATTACCAATAAGATTGGTAGAAGTGTTATACCAAATCAAATAACCA